CTACGGAGGATCGGGGATCGGTGGCAGGGGGTTAACGCCACCGGGGGTGGCGGGGGCGGAGAATAGGCCAAGGGCGGCGGCATCCGCGTCGATCCCATGCACGCGGTCAGCAGAAAGGCACTCAACAGCGCCAGCGGGTGTTTGAGCATATTTGGTCACCGTATCGGTTGAACGGACGATCACCGGCTGAAGCGCGGTGATCTTGTCGGCGAAGGTTGCGACGGCCGCGGTCACCCGCCGTTCGTTGCCGATGCGAAGGGCCGCGATTTCGCGTTCCTTATCGGCGACCACGTCCTTCCACTTCACGCGCTCGGCGAGTTCGCCGGCGTCATAGCGCGCACCGCCATAAAGCCAGGCGAGCGCCAGGGCGAGCGCGAGAGCGCCAGCCCCGGCGAGAACTCGCCCCCACATCAGGCGTCGGCGGCCTTGTCGTGGAGCAGCACGGCGATCAGACCGGCGACACCGGCAACGGCCGTCGAGATGGCCGCCCAGGTGGCGTCGTTGATGCCGAACGCGAGCGCCAGACCGGCAAGGCCGGCATAGGTCGACGGCTCGCGCAGTCGGTCAAGAACCCATTTCATGGTCTTTCCTTTCATTGATCGCGCGCCATCGCCAGCCGCGACGGCAACGCGGGAACATCCTTCAGGCTGGGGAACTAGGATTTTGGCGGCGCCGACGCGCCTTTTCCTGCGCTTCCGCTACCAAGCGCGAGGCTTCTTCATCCGACATGGGCTTCCCAGTCATTGCCTCGAACAGCCATTGAGCGACCTTCCGGCCGTCGTAGGTGCGGCCGTCCGGGTTCTGGGCAAACTCCCCGAGCGTCTTCATCAGCGGGCCAATTCGAAGTGAGGGCTGTCGCTTTCGCCCTTTTCGCGAGGCTTGCCGTCGCCGTCCCAGTCGGCGCCCCATCGGATCGCGACGCCTTCGATCGACGCGGCGCGCAGCATCAACAGGCCCAGCCGGTCGAAGCGCGCGAGATTGTTCCAATCGATCGGCCACGGGGCAAGGTCAACCGCGTGGCCGAAGCCGTCGAACATCACGCGATGATTGCTCTTATATGGGTCGTTGAGCCAAGTGACCTTCGCGGCCTTGGGCTGGGCATATTTGGCCGGAACGCCTTTCGCCTCGCACTGGGCGGCCGTGCGCCCCTTGCCATAGTTGATGGCCATCTGCTCCCGGCTGCGCACGCCTTCCAGGACGGTGAAGTCGTCTTCGGGCTCGGCGATCAGCGCCGCGCGCTTCACGACGCGGACAAGGTCAGGATGCACGCCGTCGAGGCGCGCGAGCGAACGCGCGCCGAGAATGATAGGCATAGAGATTTCCTTTGGGAGAGAGCCCGCGGCGCGGGCGACTATTCGGGGTCGGCTTGCTGATCCTCGAGGTTTTTTACCTTCAGGTCGTCCAGCAACTTCTTCGCGCGGACCAGAACGGCCGAGCCGGGTTCCAGCTGGTCGAGCCGCTGCCAAAGCAGTTCGATCACGGTCAACTGCACGGCGCGGCGAGCCAGCCCGGCATCTTCGCGCGCTTCGCACGCGGCGACCTTGCTTTCGAGGCCGGTTATGCGCTTGTCGATCTGTGCCCATAGCCAGGCGATGCCGCCGCCGATCGGGGTCAGCACGGCGACGGCGGCGGTCGCGATTTCGGCGGCGCTCATTTCCAGACCCCGCGCGGCCAATGAAAGCACCACGCCGTGACGATCGCGGCAAGAACGACGGCGGCGCCGGTTATGGCGCCGCCGACAAAGAAGGTGCCGAGCAGCACGCTATTCAAGACAATCATTGGCACCTTCTCCGATGCGGGAATTCAGGTCAGCGGCAGGGCTCGCCATCGGCGCGGGGGCATTCATCGTCGACGATGACCGGCGCGTTCGGGTCGGGCGGCGGCGAATTGTCGTCGCACCCGGCCAGCGTCAGCAGGCAAGCGCCTGCGAGCGCAAAAATATGCTTCTTCATCACACGTCTCCTTCGGTTGAAATCAGGCCGCCTCCAGCACGGCGATCCTCGCTTCCTGGGCGGCGATCAGGAACAGCGCGAGCTGGTCGACGCGGACCCCGAAGCGGCTTCCGGCGGTGCGACCGGCCTGCGCCGCGCGCGCCGGGGCGATGAGGTTGCCTTCCCCGTCGCGGACTTCGTCGGTCGCCGTGACCGGCTCCACCGCGTCCCACTTGTCCCAGCAGAGGAAGGCATAGGCGCTGCCCGGATCGACGCCCTCGGCAAGCGGCTCGATCAGCCCCTCGTCGGCCATGATCGCCCACACCGCCTGCGCGCGTACGCCGAAGTGCATCCGCGCACCGTCCGCGCCCTTATCGGCGATCGCGTCGTTCCACTGAAAGAAGCCGAGTTCAGCCGCGATCCGCCGCGCGGCGCGCAGTTCGGCCTCGGTCGGCGCGCCGCGCCACGTCTTGTCGCGCGCGTCGGATGTGTTGATCGCGCCCGTCCCGGCATAGGCGACGGACCAACGATAGGACGCCGAACCAAGCGATTGGCTGTTGTCGCTGCCGGGTCTCACCGTTCCGGTCGTTTCGAAAACCAACCTGTCGGCCATCGACCCGGCGGTCCTTGTTGATATCGTCAGAGAGCCTTCATTCGCATCGGCGAGCACCGCGAACAGGCGGGCCGCGACGGTTGGAGCTGAGCCTGCGCGTGCGCCAATGTCGATAAAGATCCCGACGGCGCCGCCTGCGACGACGTCATAATCGCGAAACACCCCGACAACGAGCGCCGACGGGTCCATCGCCTGCAACTTGTAGCTCGGCGAGGACGTGCCGATCCCGAAACGGCCTTCTGCGCTCAATCTCGCTCGCTCGACGGCATCGATACTGAAGGTGAGCGCATAGACGCTCGAAGTCGTTCCGACATCGAAGGTGCCGCCGCCAGTGCCGGTGACCGTGATCTTGCCGCCGCGATTTTCGTCGCCGGTGTTGCGAAGCTGCACCGAAAAACCGCTCGCACCATCCACGAGATAGTTGCCGGCGCTGTCCTTCGTCAGAAAGTTCGCCGTGTCGAACACGCAATCGACCTTGACGGGGCCGTCCATGTAATAGCCGAGCATCCGCGAGCCAGCGCCGCGGGTCTGCGTGGCGCTTGCGGTCGGGGCAGTTTCAATGGCGGGCATGATGCTTTCCTATGCAGGCGGCGTCGGCCAGATCGGCGCGAACGGATCGGCGGTGATGTCGGGAAGGTCGCGGAGCGCCTGGCGATAGGGTTGCCAGGCGAGGCGCGTCGCTTCGGGAACGTCGGGCAACTGCGTCCAGTCGCAGGCGCGAAGCCGCGCCGCGCGCTCGGCGCGAAGGCGGGCCCACGCAGGAGCGTCGTCGAGGGACCAATTGCCATCGACCCACAACCAGGGACCGTTCCCGGCTGGCGGATCGGGCAGAGCTTCCCAATCCGGCGCTTCATATCCCTCGAAATCGGCCGAGATATGGACCTCGCCAGTGGGGGCGTGACGAAAGGCGGTCATGTCAGCACCTGCGTCATCGATACAAAGCCGGTCGCGCTAGCGATCGCCGTTCCCGATGTCGACCGATTGCCGACCAGCTGGATTTCATACGGCGCATCCGCGGTGAGCCCGGTCAGCTCACCATTTGGGAACACGTCGCCGGGGCTGTTCTCGCCCGGCTCGCCCTCGAGGTCCGGAGACTTGAAGGCATTGCCCGTCGCCGAAAAGCCGCTGTCGATCCATGTCCCGCTGCCGACCGCCCGATATTGCAGCTTCGCCGTCAGCGTCGCGGTGCCATTGGCGGCCGAATAGAAACTGGCGTAGCCCGAAATGCGCAGCTTTCCGATCGAGGACGCGGGCAACACCGTCGTCGGGCCACTCGCCGCATAGCTGCCGTCTCCCCACCACGATGTGCTGCTGAAGTTCACCGAAACCGAGCCCCCCGAGGCGGGGTCGCGCTGGCGAGAAAAGCTCATCTTGCCGATGACTTCCTGCCCGTCGGTCGCGACGATCTTCCACTGGACGAAGCCCGCGTCGGCGCTGATCGTGTCGATCGTGAAGCCACCCGAAATCGCCGTCGCGGTGCATCCCGACACGCTCACAACCGAAACCGTGCCGCCGATCGGCGCGCCCGCCTTTATCGCGTCGATCGCGACATTGAACGGCAACTGACCCATCTTGACGACGCCGTCGGAGTCGGCCGTGAACTGTTTGCTGGCGGGGACCGCCACCGCTGAAACGGGACTGATCCCCGGTGGGCCGTCGTGCCGGATCGGCGTCGACCAGCTCTCGCCCGCGACCAGCGTGCCGTCGAGTTCCTGCTTGGCCTTCGACATCCACAGCGGATCGCTGCCCGCGGGCGGATCGTCCGACCAGCCAGACGGAATGCCGTTGCCCGTCGGCGCCGCGGGCTGGCTCGCCGCGCGCTTCCAGACGAACTCGACCAGCTTGCCGTCGTCGCCGTCGATGCCGTCGATGCCGTTCGTGCCCGGATCGCCCTGCGGTCCCGGCAGGCCTTGCACCGCCGCCTGCAACAGCGCGACCTTCTGCGCCGCGTCGCCCCACAGGCCGGTGATCGTGGCCGCGTCGGCCTCGCTGTCCTGCGTCGTGTCGTTCCACGCGGGGGACAGGCTGGTCAGATAGGCGTTGAGCGCGTTGACCGCATTCGTCGCGTTCGTGCGCTCGGTCGCCGCGACCCCCAGCGCCGCCGCCTTCGCGTCGAGCGCGATATGGTTCTCGATCATCGCCTTGTGCGACAGGACAAGGCCCGATTTCTCGCCCGCGGTGAGCCAGCCGTCCGACGCGATGCGCGCGACCTCCGCGGTCACCGCCTCCGCCGCCGCCATCGCCTGCACGCCGAGCTGGTCCTGCACGTCCTCATAGCCGCTGCCGAGCCACGGCTCGCCGTCCGCGCCGATCCACGACTGACCATCGCCACCGACCCATGGCCGCGATCCGAAGCGATAGGGATGCCCGCCGGGAGCGAGCCACAGCGTTCCTTCGGGAAGTTCCAGCGGCGGCGTGGGTGACGCATCGGTCGGCGGCAAAGCCAACTGCGAACCGGTCTTGATCGGACCAATGACGCATCGGTCGCCCAGCACGCCACGGACGACATAGGCCACTGCGATTTCATAGTCCGTCAACGGCGTAACGGCGACGAACTCCTGGACGGTAACCCCGGCGTCTTGCGTCGCCTGCATGATCCAGCGCCGCTTCCAGCCGCTCGCCTCATAGACGAATTCGAACCCCGTATCGTCGGTGGCTATATCGCCGAGCGCCGGCGCGGGCGGCATCGCCCCGACCGGATCAACGTCGGGCCGATACTCGAATACCGCATGACTGGCGTTCGGATTGCCGGTTGCGCCGCGGGCAACGATGATCGGCACGGCCGTCCCGTCGGGCGCGGTGATCGTCTCCGCGCTCGCCGACCATTCGCCGACGCCGGGCGCGGCCACGACGGACAGGTCCGGCACGGTGAGCGAAGGCGAGGGCGGGACCGTCGTCGTTTTGCCAAGCGCGAGCGCGTGCTTTGCTGCCGTTTCGGAGCGGAAGGAAATCGCGACATTGCCCGTCGACCAGTCGAGCCCGCGAACCAGCGCGAGCGCCGGCTGCATCGCCAGCCCGTCTTCGGGAATATCGAGGGTCACCAGGTCGCCGGGCTCGATGCCGAGCCATTGCAGCTTCAATTGGGTGTCGATCGGGCCGAACTCGCGCGCGTTCAGCACTTCATAGGCGGCGAGCTCGGCGGCCTGTTTCAATTGCTGGACCAGCACGAATTCGGTTTCCGCCGTCCGGAGCTCGCCGTCTTCGGCAACATAGTCGTCGAACCGGACCGGCGCCGCGGGCACCTGCTCCCATCCGTGCGCTTCCGACCGATAGATGGGGACGACGCCGTTGATACGCGTGCGTTCGAACTGCGTCCCCGCAATCGATATCTCGCCGACAAGGTCGTTGGCGCGGATCGTCGCGATGGAAACGCGCGGCGCCTCGACGAAGGCCGTCAGCTTCGCGCCCATCTTGATGCACTGACCGCCCCCGGCCTGCGCGAACAACTGAAGCACGTCGTTCTTGTCGTCGACCGACGACACCAGCCCGCCGCACTTCCAGTTGTTGAGGTCGGCGATATTGGCCGCATCGACGAACGAAGCCATGGCAATCTGGAAAGGCGCCATGCCGACGCCGATCACCTTCTTGCCGTTCTGCCAGCGCCCGAGCGCCCAGGTCAGCGCGTGAAGCCACGGATTTTCCGAATAGACGTAGGTGTCTTCCTGAAGCGCGCGGCACGCGCCCGACCCGCCCGGATAGGTGCTATCCAGCCGCGGGTCATAGACCTTGACCATTCGGCCGACGATGCCCGGCCGCCCCAGCCCGGCCGAATATTTCTTCCCCTTCTTGTCGAACTTCGCGATCCAGACGCTGGCCGCATAACCCGACAGCTTCGAATTGGCGCCCCACCCCGGAAAACCGGCCACAGGCGACGCCAGCGCCGGCGACGGGCAAATCCCCGTCTGCGACCGCAGCCACATGAAATCCTTGTAGCCGCCGACCGCATTTCCCGCGCCGTCGAACGCGATCGTTTCATGATCGAGCTTGAACGCTTCGATACCGTCGATCGGGCCGCCACCGGTCCACGCGATGACGAAGCCATTATATTGATTGTCGACGCCCCAGGTGTCGCGATGGACGGCGTTGCCGCCCAGATAGGTCCGGCCGACGGCGTAAGGGATGCCCGCTTGCGGATCGAGTTTGAAGCTCGTTTGCTGGCCCGACATGACCGACTTCGGCTTCGCCGGGGAAATCATGTTGAGCGCAGTCGACGCGATCGACGCGACGGTCCCGATGGCGGTCACCGTCGCTAGCGACACACCGGTAGCGGCAGCGAAAGCCGGGCCGCCGATTGCGGCACCAACGCCCGTAGCGACCAGCGCGACCGCGCCGACGACCAGCGCGACCTTCTTCAGCGCCCTGGCCATCAGGCGATGCGCCAAGCCGAAACGGCGGAAACGATACGGCACGGGACGGCGCCGGCCGCATCTTCATGATACATCAGCGCGGCATTGTTGCCGAGCGCGACGCCGAGCGTTCCCAGCATGTGATCGCCTTCGAACTCGATCAGGTCGCCGAGCAGCGCGGCGGCGGGCGGGATGATTTCGAAACGCGAGCTCATCAGCGCGCCCAGATTGTCGAAGCCGAGCCGCTTCATGGCGCGCGCCGCACCCAGCGCATCGGAATAGCTGCCCGCCTTGGCGTGCGCGATCGGCTTTCCCATCTTGCGCAGGTGAAAGGCGACCATCTTGCCGCAATCGAAACGACCCCAGGCAAAGGGTTCGTCCTTGAACCGGTCGACCGTCGCTTGCGTCGCGATCCGGCGGCGCTCGAGAGGATGCGTCATACGTAGGGGTTCCGCTCGCTAAGAGGACGACCGCCGCCCGATCCGAACCCGCTGCCGGGATAGGAGCCATAGGACGCGCCGCCGGGTCGTTCGCCCGGCCCCCAGATGATGGTCCGGTTGATGCCCGTGACGTGGATCAAGCCCTGTTCGCCCGGCCAAGCCGCTTGGTGCGATGCGTCGGCAAGGCGCTGGCCTTCGCTGTCGGTGAAGAATTTTTCATATCCCGAGCCGCATTCAAACTCGACGGTGCGAGTGCGCCCGTCGCGCTTGAGCAGCGGGCGATCCAGCGTGCCGTCGAACATTCGATAGGGTTCGAACGGCGCGCCCGTGACGGGATCGAGGCCGCCGACCCAAAGGCGGGCACGGGAACCCTGATAGGACGGCGACGACAGGAGCGCCGCGGCGGTCGAGTTCGGCACAGCCATTTCAAATGTCATCGTCGGCGCCGTATTGCCCAGCCCATCTTCAGGCGTGTCGAGCGCGACAATGCTTCCGAACCTGCTGTCCTTGCCGACGAAGGTCTTCAGGCCGTCGCCCGCGTCCCACTTCACTTCGCCCGATCCCCAGAGCAAAAGCAGCGGATCGATCGCGGGAAGATCGACGCGCAGCATCAGGATCGGCAGGCTGCGGCCGCTTTCGAAGGAAGCCGCCAGCACCGGCGGCAAATGGCCGGCCATCAGGCGATTTCCTCGATCTGGAATTCAATGCCGACGGTGCGCAGTTCGTCGAAGGTCCAACGCTGTTCCTCGCCGATGATCCGGCCTTCGATTTCCAGCGGGGCAAAGCTGATCGTATCGCCGACGACCAGCGACACGCGCGTCCGGGGATGCACCGACAGATTGCCCGCCCCGCCGGCCCCAGTGTTGAGGTCGGCGCTCACCGTGTGAAAATAGCGGCGGCCCGTGGCCGCCTTGATAATGGTGCAGCCGATCCCTTCGGGGATGACGACGTTCGGCGTGGCGCCGCTGATCGCGATCAAGGTGGCCTGCGCTGCCGTCGTCGTCAGGTTGGCGCCAGTCAGCGGGGGCGTATAGTCCGGCTGAACGAAGCGGACCCGCGCCCCTTCGGACATGCCGCGTTTCAGGCGCGATATCCACAGACGGCCGTGCCGCGCGGTAACGGGGTCGTCGAACTTCATCGGCGGGAGCCGGACAACAACCCCGTGACGGTCGCCCAGCTGGTCGAGCCGCACGGCGTCGCCGCCGCGCCCTTGCTGCCAGCCGCCCATGTCGAGGAAATAGGGCTCGGACACCCGCGCGGCGGGCTTGGTAGGCAAGATGACGGTCATCGGCTGCGCCCCAGACGTTGACGGGCTTGCTTCTGCGAGCGGTCCGAAACCAGTTGCGCGCCGCCCATCGCGCCGCGGACGGCCGCTTCGTCGAAGCCCTTCTGGATTTGTGCCCACCACTCGGGCGTCAACAGGTTGCCGCTGAAGTGATAGGTGTCGCCGCCGCCGCGCCGACCGTTACCGGGGTTGGGTTCGATCCGGCCCGACGTCGAAGGGACGAACAGTTCGGCGCGGCGTTCGCCGACGATATAGGGCTGGTTCGCCATCACCGGCCCGCCGAACGCGCGGCCCGGCACGCTAAGGATATTTTGCTGGATCGATTTGCCGAACAGGCCCGAGCCGCCGAGTTGCAGGCCAAAGCCGATCACGCTCGACAATATGTCCAGGAACCCGCCCGACCGGATCGAATTGGCCAGCCGGTCGAACTCGCGAAGCGCGCCTTCGGTCATGTCGCGGAAACTATCGACGACCTGGACGCGGGTGATATCCGCGTTCTTCCGGGTCGCGTCTAGAGCATCTTCCGCGCGGTCGGCGATCTGGTCGACCATGTTTTCGATCGAGGGGCCGGCGATCGTCTCGATATTCACGGCCTCGCGCATCGCTTCGGCAAGCCCCGTGAATTCATGGCGCAATGCCTCGACCGCCCGCCGGTGGTCTTCGGTCGTCAGCGCGCCCTTCGCCATCGCGGCGTCGAGGATCGACAATTCTTCCTTAAACTGGCGGGCTTCGGCTTCGTCGGGGAACAGCCGGTCAAGGATGCCTTGCGCGCGCGAGCGCAATTCTTCCATCGCCGGTGCAAGCGCCTTCACCGACGCGAGCAGGCGCGGCCCGTGCTCCTTTGCCATTTCGGCGAGTTCGGCTTTGGCGGCGCGATTGCTCGCGGCAACTTCCGCCGAACGCGCCGCGAGGTCGCCAAACCCGGCCGTCGCCGTCTTGATCCAGCCGGGGTCGCCCGCGCCGGGGGCGAACCCCGACAGACCTTGGCCGCCGAACGCGCTGTGACCGGCGGCGTTGCGCCGCTGAAGCAAGGACGGGGTCTTCTTCAACCAAGGGTTGGGACCGGTCTGCCGGGGCGCAATTTGGCTCCCTCGAGATGGTTGCCGAGAGGCGCCCTTTCGCGCTTCGATCGCCGCAGCGGCCGAAGGCGTCAACTCGACGCTGGAACGGACTTCGCGATCGGCGATAATCTCGCCCTGCATGCGCATGTTTTGGATTGCGCCGAAGATGCCCCCGCTCGCGAAGCTCCCGCCAAGGCTGGAAAAATCCATCTCGGAAAATGCGCGCCACGCCCGCGCGGCCTTTGCCGACCACTCGACAAGCTTTACCAGAGCGTTGACCAATTCGATGATCGCGCTCGCGTTTTCCGAAACAGCGACCGCGATCTTCGCTTCAAGCACCTTCTTAAGTTCGGCCATCTTGTCGGCAGCGGTGTCGGCGTCATTGATGAGCTTGTCGCTCAACACGAGCCCGAGACTATTGGCGGCGTCGCGAAGACCATTCACGCCAGCCGCGCCGCCTTCCATTAGCGGAATTAGCTTCTGGCCAGATTTTCCGAACAGGTCCACCAGAATTGCCGCGCGCTCGGCGGGGCTTTCGATGCTCTTCAGACCTTCGGCGATCAGGGGAATAGTTTCGCCGGCATCGCGGACATGGCCGTTGTTGTCACGAACCGTGACGCCCAGTCGCTCAAGAGCCTTAAGGGGCTCTTTCACCCCCTGCGCAGCATCGCCCAGGCGCCGCGTCAGTTGCTCTAACGCCTTGTCCATTTCGGCTTGTTCGATGCCTGCCTGGCTCGCGGCGTAGCGATACTCCTGAAGCGCGCGGGTCGAGACGCCCAATTGCGCCGCGACTTCGCCGAGCGACGACGCATAGTCCAGACCGGCTTTGGCGAGCGAAGCGAACTGGTCGAACGCGAGAAGGCCCGCCATGCCGACGAACGCGGTCTTCAGCGCCGCAGAAGCCTTCTGCATTGCGGCCATTTCGCCGCGTGCCCGCTTCATCCCTTTTTCGAAGTTGGCGGTGTCGGCCCCAAGGCTGACGCGAAGCGCGCCGATCAATCCCGTCATGCCTCGCCCTTCCTGCTCATAGCGGCCCAGACGCGCATCGCGGCAAGGATTTCATCGCCGGTCTGTTCTTTCGGGGTCGCCGTTTTTTCGTCGCGCCCAAGGAAGCGCGAGAGCGGCGGCAAGGTCCGCTTGTGATCCTGCCGGGCCATCACTTCGACATGCCAGGCGAGGAAGATCAGCTGGTCGCGTTCGACCTTTCGGCGGCTGATGTAACCGTTAAGCGCGGCGTCGATCCGGCGGGGCGTCTGGCACCAAAAGGAAGCGGGGTCGAACCCCGCTTCGCACCACAGGCTTAGGAGTTCGTCCCAGTCCCAGCCCGCCCCTTCGGAGGGTTTTTGCCACCATCCTTCCCTTTGATGGTCGGGAAGGCGGCCGTGACAGCCTGGATCAGGGCGCCCGTCGCCGGCAGCACGCCGATTTCGTCGATGATCTCGCCTGCGGCGGCCGTCGTGATATCTTCTTCCGAACTGCGAAGCCCGGCCCAGATGCACGCCCGGATGAAGGTCAGCGTGGGGTTGTTGTCCAGAACGTCGAGCAGGTTGAAGATGCTGACGCCGGTTGCTTCCTCGAGGTCGCAAAAGGCGTTCGCGATGAAGCGCAGCCGGCGGGCTTTGCCGCCGGCCTCGATCGTTATGCCGTCGTTCGACATTACGGCGTGACTGCCGCTTCGGTGATCGGACCCGATACCTTGAAGGTAAGCAGCGCGGTCATCTTGTCGTCGATGACGACGTCATCCTTTTCATAGGACGTGATGATGCAATTGCCGGTGAACTCCCATTTGCCGGTCGAGCTCGGGACTTCCATGCTCCACGCCTTCACGGCGCGCGACACGGCAGCGGCGGACAGCAAGACGTCGCCCGGCGAGCCCGGCAGATAGTGGACGCGGACCGTGCCTTCGCCCGTGTCGATCAGGCCGGCGATGAATTCACGCATCGCGCCGGCGCTGTCGTGATCGGTGACGTCGATCGTCTCGACCGTCGGGCTGGGCGGCTTCACCGCCAGCACGTTCGCGACCGCCGTCAGGGCGGTGCCATTGTGCAATTTGAACTTCGCACCAAAGCCATGAATACCGGCCATTGGATCAACTCCTTATGTCAGGGGGAAAAGGCCGTTCGTCACGCGGCGAGGGTGAACCAGACGAAATAATCCCAGTCGTATCGTTTGGCCTTGCGGCCGCCGCCCAGGTCTTCGTCGGTCGGGCCGCGCTCGCTCGCCTGGATGGCGGGAGTGAAGCGGACGGCCCCGACGACGCCGGGCTGTTCGATCAGGTCGCGAACCGCCTTCTGGCCTGCCAATGCTTCGGCGGCGGTGTTGCCATAGGCAGAAAATTGCGTGCGCGGATTGCCGGTCTGATCGGCGCCGTCATGCGTATATTCGCGGCCCGGCGTGATGATTGTCAGCACGAGATAGGGAAGCGGCGTTCCTTGCGGCGCGATCCCCCAATGGATGGCGTCACCGAATATCGCGGCGACACCGGGCGCGGCGAGCAGCCGCGCCGTCAGGGCTTCTTCCATCGTCAGCCCCCGTTCTTCGCGGCGAGCCGCGCGGCCTTTCGTGCGAGGCGGCCGCGCGCCTTTTCGATTTCCTCGCCCAGCCCGCCGGCGATTTCGTTCAAGGCTTCGCCCTGGCTTTCATCCCATGCGGGACGGAACCACGGATCGGCGGCCTGATGCGCGTTGCCGAACTCGGTCTGCACGCCCGCCGGATCGACGACGCCTATATGGACTTCCGCTTGCGATTTGCCCGCGCGGCGCGCGGCGGCGGCCTGTCGGCGGGTCAGCTTCGTGCTGGTTTCGATATCGCGTTCCAGCGCGCCCGTGAACTTCTTCACCTTAGACTTCGCGGCGGCTTCGACCGGCTCCGCCCCGCGCAGCAACGTCCGCTTCAGGACATTGCCTTGCGTCGCCTTGGGCAGTTCGGACAGCGCGCGGTCGAGTTCGCGCAGCCCGTCAACCTTTAGCGACATCCGCGTCATTCGCGGCGGCGGGGTTCTTCTTCGGCGCGGTCGTCTTGACCACCACCTTTTTCGCGGCGGGCTTCCGTTTGGCGGGCTTTGCGCCCGGCGCGGCGAGCGGCTTGCCCTTGTCGAGCACAACGAGCTTCGCCGCGATCAGGGCGACTTCGTGGCCGTCCGGCACGTCATAGGTGTCGTTGAACGCCTTTTCGGACTTTTCCCCATAGACGTTGCGATGAGCGCGAGCGACGCGAACTTTGATCATGGTGCGATGCTTCCTTCGTTGATGCCGACAGCGGCGATCTGGATCACTTCACGGTGAAAGGGTTCGGTGATCCCGATAATGGAATAGGTGACCCCGTCGCAGACGATGCGATCCTGGGCGGTGATGGACTTGGTCCGTTCCATCCAGCGCAGGCGCCAGACCTTTTCGACGGTGGCCATCGTCTGCCCGGCCTTCGCGCCTTCGGCCGCGCGCTGGGTGAAGTCTTCGGCCCAGAACTTCCCGAACTCGGGCCAGCTTTCGACCGGCTCATTCAACGCGTTTTTTGCGCCCGCGGTGCGGCGCAGCACGTTCAGGCGCGCGCGAAGACGACCAAGGCGCATCCGCGCGGCCTATGCGATGAACTGGCAGCGATAGGGCTGCATACAAGCGTCAAGGGCGACCTGGACTTCGGTCGAAATGGTGCCGAGCGCGACGGCTTCGCGGTTCTGGTCCCAGTGGCCGATCAGCAATTTCATTGCCTGCGCGAGGTCTTCCGGCACGGCGTCGGCGTCCGTCCATCCGCCTTCCCATGTAATCTGAACGGCGCTCGGACGGTCCAGCACCGATGGCCATGCCTTCAGCGGCGCCGGCCACAACTTCGCCGGGCGGCTGATATGGTCGACAAGATAGTCCGTCGGCGCGAGCGTCTGAAGAATGTCGGCGGCGTCATAATATTGGACCTGCGTTACCGCGATATCGTGGCCGTCGCCGAGCCAAACGGGACCGCAGCCAAAGCCGAAAAGGTGCGTCTGGCGGGTCTGCCGGATGATCGGGATGCCGTAAGCGCCTTCGATGTGAGCGCGCGCGGCCGCGATCAGCTTCGCGACATGCGCGTCCTGATCGGTGTCTTCCGCATCAAGGCGCAGTTGAAGTCGGGCGTCAGCGAGCGAAAGCGGCTCGCTCGCCGGGGCGACAGTGACGATCGTTCCCTGGCGCATGGTCACCCCCGATTATGATGAACAACGACGGCCGCCGCGCGCGCGAACGAACGCGGCGGCCGCAGGGTCCAGGGAGAGAGGGTTACTTGGCGATCTTCGCCGCGACGATCGCAGCGACCTTGGCCGCCTTGTCGGCGGCCGCCGCGACGGTGACCTTATGCTTTTTGATCAGCGCGTCGATCACCGCTTCGTCTTCGTCCTTGAAGTCGTCGGCCGCGTAGAGTTCGGGTTCAGCCGGTTTCTTCGCGGCTTTGACGGGCTTCGCGATCTCGCGCTTGATGAGGTCTTCCGCGACTTCGGGAGCGAAGCCGGCGGTTTCGCCTTCGTTATAGAGGGCGCCGATCGTGTGCGACATCAGGAAGGTGACGGCAATTTTCTTCATGGGTTGTCCCCTTGAAAGGATGGAGAGAGGCGACGGGGACGCTGGCCCCCGCCGGTCGGGTTACATTTCCCAGGTGACGGCGGTCAGCACCGCGAAGGCCGTGTCGTAACGGACCTGGGTGTCGTGCTCGGCGATCAGGCGGACGACCGTTTCGTCATTGCTGAACGCCGCGCGGATCGTGCCGCCGTCGTCATAGGCAGCGACGTCCGACGCCGCGATGGCAATCTGTTCGGTGTCACCGATCAGGAACTGGGCGAAGTCACCGAAGTAGATTTCGCTTTCGTTCGTGCCGGCGCCCAGATTGTCGGGAACCGACGTCGTGACGCCGATCGGATAGATACCCAGGCGGCCTTCGGCCACTTCGGGGAAGGCCTTGTTGCCGTTGCCGTCGCGCAGATTTTCGAGGAACAACAGCGTCCGCGGCGACATGATGTAGCCGCATTGCGTCATCGGGATATTGGCGGTCAGCACCGCGAGGCGCAGCTTGCCAAGGTCGTTGGTCACATTGACCAGGTTGACCACCGCGTTCGCGGGGATGATGTTGCCGGCGGCGATCATGTTGCGCAGACCGGTCGGCGCGGTCGCCGAACCGACGCCGCGAAGGAACTGCTGATCTTCCTTCACCGCAACGCCTTCGACAAGGTCGTCACGGATCATCATCTGCACGTTCATCGAAGCGCGGCGGATCAGCTGGTTCGTGATCGGAACCAGCGCCGTCAGGCGCTTTGCGGACATGGTCTGCTGACCGACCGTCACGCCGGTCGTCGGCGCGGGAACGCGCTCGCCGACATAGCTTGCCGAACTGCCCGCCGTCTTTTTGCGGGTCGTCAGGTTGCCTTCGGGCATCGGGACCGGGCGCGCGCCCATGTTGCGGATGACGACGCGGGGGCGCAGGACGTCGATGAAGTCCGACGAATAATCGGTATCAACAAGGAAGCCGCCCTTCGTGTTGGTCGTCTGTTCCATGTTGGCGACGATCTGGCCCATTTCCGTGCCATAGAGGCCTTCGGCGGCGTTCGCCGCGGCGCGCTGATCGAAGCCGCCAATGGCGACGGACTGGGCGATACGGGCGACCATGATACCAGGCTTCAGTTCTTCGCGCGCCTGCGCGGGAACCGTGGTGCGCACGCCGTTCGCGCCCGGCGTGCCGGGAACGACAACGGGCGTGGCGACCGACGCCTTCAGCGCAAGCAGGTCTTCTTCCTGCTTGATCTGGCCCTGAAGCTTGGTGGCTTCGGCCTTGTGCTTGTCATAGTCGGCCTGTTCCGCATCGGTCAGGTCACGATAATGTTCGGGCGTGTCGTCGGTGGCGGCAACAAGGGTGGCGTTGACGATGCCTTCCATGCTGGCAAGGCAGGCCGCCAGGGCATTTTTGAGCGCGGTGATGCGCATGGTTCAGTCTCCTGATTAGAGCGAAGCGGCGCGCATCTGCGCAACTTCATGGGAAAGCGCCGCGGCATTGCGCCGCGACGTCGCTGACCGGACGGGCTTCGCGAGGCGGGCGAGGATCGCGGTAAGGCCGCCGGCCTCCACCTTGTCGATCAGACCCACTTCCTTCGCCTGCCGTGCAGACATCGTGCCGCCCGCGCCGAAGTCCCGTTTCACCGTTGAAACCGGGACGCCGCGACCGCGGGCAATATCGGACAAAAAGACTTCCTCGACCCCGTCGAGCATCGCGCGGATTTTGGCGCGACCTTCATCGGTCGACAGGTCGGGGCGCTTGTCCGGGGCGTTGGAACTGACAATTTCGACGTCGCGGCGCCCTTGGCTATCCGGCTCTTCCTGATAGCTGCCGCCGATCATCACGCCGAGAGAACCGACCAGCGCGAAAGGATCGGCAACGACTTCCTTCGCCGCGCTGCAAATATGGTAGGCCGCCGAGCAGCACAGGCCAGACACGAAAACCGTGACCGGCTTGCTCGAATTGGCGATCAGCTGGGCGAAAGCGCGAACATCGGTAATCTGGCCGCCGGGGCTGTCCGCGACGATCAGGATATGATGAACTTCGGCCGAAGCTTCCAGCTTGCGGAAGTCGGCCGCGAGCTCGGCAAGCGACGTCGCGCCCGACATTTCCGTCATCATGTTCGCGCGCGGAAAGACCGGACCGAACAGCGGCAAGCACCCGACCCCTTCGCGGATCGTCGCATTGCGCGAACCGGGAAAGCGACCGCCCATTTCCGCGACCGCTTCGACCATCCGTTCCTTGTGACCGTCGGCTTCGACAGTCACGATGGCCGGATGATCGAGCGCGCGCAGCGCAATCGCTTCGATCGCCGCCAGATATTCGGGCATGATTGCCCAGGGCTGCGAGCGGATCGCGGCCAGAACATGACTGTTCATTGGTTCAGTTTCCTTCAGGCGCCGGCGGTGCGGACGAGGGGTTCGGCTCGCCGGAAATGGCCATGTTGGCAGGGCGCCAACGCTCGCTTCCGGCTGCGCCGCCGATCGGCGAGAGGTTTTCGCGCTTGGCGATATCGTCGGCGGACAGGACGCCCGTTTCGCGGCCGATCTTGTAAGCTTCCCAGCGCGTCTTCACGTCGCCCTTCAGCAATGCGTCGGGCAGGAACTCGAAAAAGTGGCCGGGCTCGGCGAAGTGGTGCGTCGCGGCCGATGCGAACCGCTCATAGTGCGGCATCATCGAAAACATGATGAACTCGAGGCTTTGCTGCTCGATGTTGCTGAAGGTCGCGCGCGAAAGCTCATAGAGCAGATGGGGCGGGACACCCCACGCGCGGGCGACTTCGACAACATTGAACGCGCGGACCTCGACGAACTGGCTGTCCTTGTTCGTCGCGCCCAGCGTCTTCGCGTCCATTTCCTGGTCGAGCACAGCGACATCGCCGGCCTTGCGCACGCCGCCGAACATGCGCTTCCAGTCGAACTTCATCTTGACCTTGTCTTCGGGCGTAACCTTGCCCTTGGCGGTCAGAAGCGTCGCCGGCTGCGCGTTATTCTCCCAGAAATGACGAGCATATTGCCCAGCCGCGACGGCCGCCGACAGCGTGTCATCCATCAGGCGAACGCGGTTGACGCCGAAGATACCGTCGCGGCTGAACCCCGGAACATGCCAGATATCGGTCCGGCTGAAGCGCCCGTTGCTGCCGTCGGGCAGATGCGCGTCATAGAACAACTCGAGTCCGTCCGTGCGATCCCAATATTGCACCGGCTGAACGCCGAGCGGGTTCACGCGGGACAGGGCCTTCGGGCGAAACATGCCGTCGCGATGGATATAGGTCGCGAAGCGACCCGCCATCAGCATGTCGCCCAGGATCACTTCCTTGAACAGAAAGGCCGATTGAACGTCGTTCGGACGATCGTGGAACAGCGTGAACAGCGGCGAATTCTCGACGCGTTCCTTTCCTTCGGCGGTGCGACGATAGTAAATCATCGGCGTCATGGCGAAGACGCCGGTCAGAATTTCGAGCGCGCGAAGCAGCGCCGGCAGCGACAACGACGTCCGTTCGTTGATGACGACCCGCGTTCCGCCACCACCGCCGGTCAGCGCCCAGAAGGTTTCGCTGTCCGTGCTGGTCAGGTCGGCCGATGCCTGGGGCGCGGCCGATACCGCGGACGGCGTCAGCGCGCTACCGCCGATCATGCGGGCGAGCGATGCGCGGATGCTCATCACATGCCCGTATATTCGACGACGCTTGACGCGTCGGGCTCGACCGCGACCAGCGGGGCCATACCGTTGATCATGCCGTCCACCCCGTCGATCTTGTTCGGGCTCTCCGGGCTTTCCTTCTTCGGGATGATCGTGCCGTTGACGTGGCGAGTTACCACCGCGTTCGACACCATCCAGGTCAGGACCGGGTTGCCGTCATGGCCAATATGCTTCGACGGGTCTTTGGCGCGGACCCGCGCTTCCAATTCTTTCGCCGGGTTTGTCACGTTCGCGGCGGACTTGTGCAGGATCGTCGCAAGCGGATCGTCGGGCGTGCCCAAATCTTCGTTGAGACGCGAGGCCATCGCTTGCGCCGCGGCGAACTGGTCGAAGACGATCTTGCGAACCGACTGGGTTTTGACCGCCCAGCGGATGAACATTTCGACCATGTTATGGTCGACGAAGTCGCCCGGCGTCGTCAGGATCGGCGTGCGCCAGACTGGCGGAAGCTCGGAAAGCGGCTTATCCCAGTCGGGCTTGCCGTCGTCGTCGAGCTCGAAAAGGGACGGCAGGCCGACCAGTTCGTCATCGTCGAGCGGCGGGCCGCCATTGTGACCGGACCATTCGCCATAGGTCGACTGCCCCGTGTCGCTTTGCGTCTCGCGGCGAAGCGCTTCCGACGGAATGAAGAAGACCGGCTTGAAGATGATCTTGCCGTCTTCATGCTGACCGACCAGAACGACGGCGGTGATATCGTCCTTGTCCGCAAGGTCTGCGCCGATCGTGCATTCCAGCCCGTGGAAGTCCGACCAGTCCAGGCCCTCGATCGTGGCCTTCTTCCACTGGTCGACCGACAGCCAGGCGGATGCCGCATTCAACCAGACATTGAGACGCTTCGTCAGAAACTCGCCGAGCGACGCCGGGCTGTTCTTCGCCTCGACGGCATAGCCCCGCATTTCGTCCATATCGACCGCGGCGCCCAGAAGCGGGTTCGCCTTGCCCCAGACCCGTTCGTCGAACGGGTCGTCCCCCTGGTCGATCGTGAAAACGATACCGAAATAATGATCGGCCTGGACGGTGCCACGCAGGATTTTTTCGACCAGCGTCCGTTGTTCATAGCAGACGCCGCGGACGTCATAGCCCGCCGTCGTGATCATCCACATAAGCGGTTGCTTGCGCGCGCCGAAGGCGGACCGGATCACGTCGAACAGGCCGCGATCCTTGTGCGCGTGCAGTTCGTCGAGGATGCCAACGAACGGGTTCCAACCGTCCTGCGTTGACGACTTCGAATTGATCGGCTGGACCGTCCCGCCGTTATCGCCGCAGGTTATCGACCGGGCCCATGCCTTCAGATTGAAGGCCTCGCGTAGCGCGCCGGTCCGCTCGACCATCAGCTTCGCGGGCTTGAAGACCTTGTCGGCCTGCGCGCCCGTTGTGGCGCCGATGATGATTTCCGGCCCGAGCTCGTTTTCGCAGGTCAGGCAATAGAGCGCGACGCCGGCGGTCAGCGTCGATTTCGCGTTCTTGCGGGCGACTTCGATATAGGCGCGGGTGAACCGGCGGCGATCATCGACCTTGCGGCGGAAGCCGAAGACATTGACCAGGATGAAAACCTGCGCGGGCTCAAGGGTTAGCGTCGCGCTATCCCACGAACCTTGGACGTGCGGCATCTTCTCGATGAAATCGCAGACGTCGTCGGCGTGCCACTCGCTGAAATAGAACGGGCAGTCCTTCCGCTTCGCCCGCTTCAGGTCGCTCAAGAACCGCTTGGCGGTCAGACGCACAAGCTCGCAAAAGTCCCGGCGCTTCCGATCCGCGACCGCCGCCTTAGCGTATTCGATCGCGGTCTGAACGAACGGGCTAAGCGGGTCGGCGGCCGTTGCGGACGAACGGGTTGCTGCTTTGCGCGCCATCCGACTTCGATCCCTGACGGACGCGCGGCCCAGCGATGCCGAGCAATTCGGCGCGGCGCCGCTGTTCGGTCAGATAGGCGGCGGGCGGGGCTTCCCCGGCAATGAAGGCCGCGCGGTTCAGCGCCTCGACCGAACAGTAAGCGGCGAACAGCGAGCTATCGCGTTCGGTCACCCCGGCCAGCATCACGCGGGGAAGTTCCTCGATCCAGATTTCGCGGGCCGCGGGCTGAAGATAATCGGGCATTATGGGCGGGTCGCCCGCCGCGATCAGCGACACCGGCTGGACGACGACGTCGCCGTCCCGGTCTTTCCGAAGCGTCCCCCGCTGCGCCTTCGTGTTTGCCAGCTCGGGCTTAGGTCCGCGCTTCATCGTCGAAGCTTACGGTCGCCGGCATGGGCAGCACCCACGCCGCGAACCGGAAAAGAAGGCGGGCCACCGCGAAGCGCAGCGACCAACGAACATCCTTGCGGATACCGAGCGTCAGCGTGACGGGCGCCATGTCCTTGACGGCCTGGCTGTAGGAAATGACGTGCGATTTCATGGCCAACCCCCACACTGGAAATTTAATTGCGACAGAAAGTTCTATCTGACCGCGCAAATTTTTGACCCCACCGCCGGTCCTAAAGGCCGCCGTTGCCAGAGATTTGACCCGCCCCCCGTCAGGGCTAATCAATCCGATGGCAACGACGGCCGAAGTGCGCCCGGTGCAAGGGTGGGCGCGGTATCAGGAAGGTTCCTTGGTGTGTCAGCCGCGTCGCGCGCGGCCCTCGCGGGCTGTCTTCACCCGATGGCAAGGCGTGCATATCGCCTCAAGATTATGTTCGTCGTCCGTGCCGCGCTGATGCTTCGGCCTGATGTGATCGACCTCGCGGGCGATCGTCGCGCGACCAGAGCGCAAGCACGACTGGCATAGGTGGCGGTCGCGGTCGAGGATGCGAGCGCGCAGCTTGTCCCAGTCCGAACCATAGCCGCGTGCGTGCCGGCTGGTCCGCTTCGTCGCGGTCCATCCGCGCGGTGCTGCGCGCTGGGTCTTCAGATTGGGGGGACGCTTAGCCATGGGCCGGATATGAAAACGTCCGCTGAACCTTTGCAGGTCGCGGACGCAATTCAAGACGATGGTGAAACACTATCATGTGCTGACAACATTTCAAGCGCAAAGAATGCCCCGGCTTTCGATTTCCGCGATGCGAGGCAGGACACCGCGCGTCAGCGCAGCGGCGGCCCGGCCGAACTGTTCCCGCGCGATCTGGCGCTGGCGCGTGACGCCGTGGCGCGAATAGCCCTGCGACACGATCCGGCGGGCGCTTTCGATGAAGCTCACCCCGTCGAGCATCACGCTATCGAACGCCGCGAGACAATCGGCGGGGATGAGCGAGCGCGCCCAATCGACGTCCTTCTGTGCCCACACCGCAACTTCGTTCGACGGGCTATGCGAATGCACCGACCCTCCGCACCCCGATACGTCGAGCGCGCTTTTGATCAACCCCGACTGCGCGAGCTCGGCGCGCTCGGCATACCATTCGAGGCAGGCGAATTGCTGGCGGTCGATGACCTTCGACCGATAGAGCGTTTCGAAATGCGGCACGCGGCGCACGGCCTTATGGCGGACCAGTTCGTCGCGGATCACGACTTCGCCATAGGGGTTCGGGACAGGGACGACCTCATAGCCGCCGCGGTCAAGCTGCGCACCGTTCCCGGCCGCCTGGGCGATCAGGGGATGGACATTGCCCATCGGCGACCCGGCCGCACCGCGCTTCTTGTTGTTCTTACGCTTGGCGGACTTGGCCATGGTCGCTGTTCCTTTCGCTGGGGGGAGATTGCTTCGCTTCCGACACGATGCTGACCGGAGCATTCCAGCGCGCCAAGGCGACGGCCATGCCGGGAAGCAGGTTCGTTTCGATGTAGGACCGCTGGAAGTCGGTGCCGACGATGACGGTGATTTCCCCGCCTTCGAATAGGATCGCGGCGGGCTTCAGGTAGCGGCGATAGGTGCTCGCGCCCAAGGCCCGCTCCAACACGGTGTGGAACGCGGCCGACCGGTCGTCTTCGCGATCCTTGGCAGCGACCGGCCGCGCGGGCTGCGATGCGCTGGCGGGCTTGGCAGGGGCGAGCACGGCGAAGCTGGTCCCCGCCTTGGCGGCCCGCATGATCTTGTCATGCTCGGTTATGATCCACTTCGACCAGGCGGCGCCCCAGTTCGACTTCTTCGCGGTCCGGCCTTCGGCTTGCTGCCAATGGGCGATGAACTGCGCTTCGACGGCTTGGTAGGCGCCGGACGGCCATTGCGAGGCGAGAGCCCGCGACACGTCGCCAAGCTCCGCGATCGGCGGCGCAGTCCAGCTATCAGGCAAGCGATGCGGCTTGACCGACACGGGAGGCGGCGGAAGTTCGACGGGGGCCGGCCGTGGCGGCGTGATGCCCGGACCGCTTTCGCCAACGAGCCCGCCGCCGGGCAGGATCACCGCTTCCTGTTCCTGATCGTCCAAATCGGCGGCGGGGGCCTCACAGCCGTCAGGCTGTGAAGGGGGAATAGGTTCCAAGGGGGGTTTGGGTGTAGCTGCTATACCCCTCCCCGTGTCGCTCCTATACCGGTCACCCTGCTTAACCGGTGTAGCAGCTTCACTGGTCGCGCGGGCGTCTTCCCGATCCTTCTTGCGCTGCCAGCACGCGACCAGCGGGAGGGCGCGCAGCGCTTCAACGTCGATCGCATATTCCACCGTGTGGCCGTTGACGCAGGCCCGTTCGCCCACGACGATAAGCAGCCCGTCGGCGATCAGCGCCTTGATCGTGTCGATGACGGTCTTCTTCGTCGTGTCGAGTTCATCGGCCATCGTCTGCTTCGAAGCATAGATGCCCCGGCCGTCGTCGCTCGCCTTGTCCGCGAGATAGGACATCATCGCGAAGCGCGTCAGGCTCCCGATCTTGCGCTTGCTGCATTCGGTTATCAGATGGTTGCTCATGCGGCCGACCTTTCGAAAAGCAGCTTCGGTTCCGTCGGATGCTTGTCGGTGCGGGGACGCGAAGGGGCTGACCATGAACGGCCGCGCGGTTCAGCAACGACCTTCCAACCGGCAGCGGCAAGCGACGTGCCGGGCTCGCGCTTCAGGATATACGTGCCGATGCGACGATACCCGAGCGCGAAGGCTGCGCGCGAAGCAGCGCCATAAAGGAACGAACAGGCGTTTGGATGGCCGTTGGTGCAAAGCCGCGTCACTTCAAGCGTCAGACCATCGTCGCGGCCGCGAGCGACGGGACGCCCGACAATCACGACGCCGACCAGTTCGCCGGCCGCTTCGGCGCCGATGCTGAACTTGTGGCCGACCGGAGGCGTATGGTGCCGGTGATGACGCTGCACGAAGGCGGCGGCATCGCTGAAGGCGAGCGGGACGGCTTGAAGGCTCACTGGTCACCCCCGGCCGCGACGGCGCGTTCGACCAGTTCGATCCGCATGCCGATCCAGCGCATGACGTTGACGGCCATGCTGTTGCCGATGGCTTTGTAGCGCGGCCCGTCGGCCGCAGGTTTGCCGCGCACGGTGATCAGCGTGAAGTCGTCGGGGAAGCCCTGAAGGCGCTCGCACTCGCGCGGGGTGAGTTTGCGCACCGCCCAGCCGTCGACCGACGGGACCGCGACCTGACCGCCCGCATTCGCGTTGCTGTCCGCGGCGTTCATGCTGCGCAGGCAAGGGGAAACGTCCTCGGAAACGTCCCGGCCGTCGTCTTTGATCGAAAACGCGATCGAGGGCGGATGGCAAGGATCGCCGGCCTTGGGTTGGCTGCGATTATCCGAGTGCGTGATCTGCGTCGTGTCGAAGGGCACGGCAAACACCGCGCCGTCGCACTCCGCGTCCGTGCCAAGACCACCGCCACCGCGCGTCCGCGCGCTGATCGTCGGCGCTACCGGCACGGTCACAATAGGGGTGCCGCGCCCGGTGCCGTCCTCGCTGGCGTCGAAGCCATCGGCGCGCAGCGTATGCGCGACGGCGACAAGGTTCTGGCACTCATCCCCAGCGGGGCCGCCGCTACCTTTCGCCCATTTGGCGGTGACGGTAGCGGCGGCCCCGCTGGGCGATCCTATGCCGCCATCGCCGCAATTCCCTTCAGGATCGAGCCCAGATGCGACGGCAGTTCCTTGCCCCGCTTCGCGGCGCGGCGCAGCAAGCCCGCGCAGGCTTTCGGGGTCGAATAATACCGGGATGGCACGGGCGTCGTTTCCAGAATGTCCGATAAGGAACACACGGCGGCGACGCTGGGGGACAGCCCGGCCGAACCCGTCCACTCGGACATATTGAGCGTCAATAGTCCGCCAGGCTCCACGATACCCGCATTCCCGAAAGAGGTTGAGGAATTCGACGAAATCGGCTGTTTCGACCCATTCGGTAACCGCGTCATCGTCCGGTTCACCGGACCAGCTGGAATAGACACCGGGGACATTCTCCCAGACCACCCAGCGGGCGCCCACTCGTTTAGCCAGCGCCAGGAACTCGATTGCGAGGTTGCCGCGCGGATCGTCCAGTCCCAGACGCGTTCCGGCGACGCTGAAGGACTGGCAGGGGGTTCCGCCGACAAGAAGGTCAACTGGTCCGACATGATGGGCCTCGATCTTGGTGAAATCGCCGAAAATCGGCGGGTAATTCTGACCGGCCGACCAGCGATGGTCCCAGTCGACTGCAACGCCGCCGTGGCGCTGCTCAAGCACCGCGCGCGGGAAGGGTTCAATTTCGGAAAAGCCGACGGGTGTCCAGCCGAGCGGGTGCCAGGCGACGGTCGCGGCCTCTATGCCGGAACAGACGGATAGGTAGCGCATCAGGGGCGAGCCGTCCCCGGCGCGACCAGCCGGTTGCCCGGATCGGTCCACGCCGCCTGTTCGGTGCAGTCGGGGCAGAAATGACACCAGCCGTGACCGGCGCCGCAATGATGCGCGGTCCACCCCGCCGCCTTGGCGATCGACAGGGCTTCGGCGAAGGTCTTCACCTTCGTTTCGACGCGCGCCGGGGCGCAGGCATCGCAGCGGACGACCATCGGCCCGCCGTGGAAGTTGGGCCGGATCACGCTGCATCCCCCATTATAATTTGTGATGCTTTGTTGTTTTTTGTATTGAAACCTTCGTTGTTATTCGTTATATCCGCCGCATGACGAAGATGCTCAAAACCATCCGCTATTCGCGAGCCGCCGATAAGGCGCTGGCAAAGATGCCCGCCAAGATTGCGGACCTCATTGAGGACAAAATTGAGCAGGTCGCCGCCGACCCGGACAGCCTCGCGAACAACACGACGGAATTGCGCGGCACGGCATTTCGGCGGCTTCGCGTCGGGGATTACCGGGTCATCATGGATGATCTGGGCAACGTCCTCGACATTCTGGACGTCGGCCATCGCAGGGAGGTTTACAGATAGGGGGGCACCCCGATTATCCCACCACAGGAGCAAGCAATGAACAAAATTACTACGCGTCCACCGACGCATCATGTCGACGATGACGGCACCGAACTGGTGACGATCACGCGCGCCCGCTTCGAAGAACTTCTGGCCGCCGAAGAAGACGCCGACGACCTCGCCGCCGCCATCAAGGGCCGCAAGAGCATCGACGAAGAAGGAGCGGTCCCGGCCGTCGTCGCTCGCGCGATCCGTGCAGGGCAGAACCCCGTCTACGCTTGGCGCCGGTATAACGGCATGACGCAGGCCGATCTTGCCGACCGCGTGGACGTCACCCAGGCGGCTATCGCGCGCCTTGAAGCGGCCCCAGTAGGGTCCGGGCGCCGTGCTACGCTGGAAGCTATCGCCGAGGCGCTTGGCGCGCCGATCGACAGCCTCGACCCGATCGACAACAGCCCGGCTGGCAAGATGCGGCGTGTCGTTGCGGAAAGCACGGACGCCCTCACCGGCCGCGTTCTTCGCGTGGCGTCGAAAGCTCGCGACGGGACGCCCGGTATGATCGCGAGCCGCGGGAGCGCTAAGGTTACCGGCGAGATCGTTGCGCGCGCCGCGAGCAGTGCCATGATGAAGCGGGACAGCAAATCCGGAAAAATTGTCGGCAAGCGGATCATGCGTCCTGCCAGCGCCAAGCCGTTCAAAGAAAAGGGCTGACGTCACCGGCCGGGCTCCTTCATGCACTCGCGGCAATAGCGCTTGCCGCCGCATTGAATGTCCCGGCCGTCAGGGCAGCGGAACAGGTGCATCCGGCGCGGACCGGCGCGCGGCGTCCCGTCCGTTCCGGTGTAATCGGCGCAGGTGGCGATGCGGATATGCTCGGACGGCCGGATGATCACGCCATGCTCAATCGGCTCCATCATGCTCCGGCCTCCTCGATTCGCGCGGACTGGGGCAGGACGCCGGTTTCGGCATAGCGGCGCGCATCGGCCGCGATCATGTCTTCGATCATCGGCCGCGCTTCCGCCGCCGGGATATTCTGCCGCTTGATCAGGCGGCGATATTCGTCCCGATATTCGGGCGGGCACCATGCCAGCTTCGTCGCGGCGGACTTGCGGCCGTTCGCGAGGCGAAGCGGGCTCCCGGCAGGGTGCTGGGCCATCCCGCGCTTGAGCAGTCCGGTGCGGCGCCCGATCGCGCGGCGACGTTCGGCAAAGGCCGGGTCTTCACGGATCCGGAGGCGCAAGCCTTCGGCCGCGCGCTCGATATGCTCGGCGCGGACATGCGGGTCTGCCAGCCGCGCCTTCATCGACGCGCTGGCTTTCGCGCGCCGCGACGGGCTGCGCGCATTGTGGGCGCGGACACAGGCGCGACAATAGGGCGTCTTTTTCGGCTTGGTCGAAAAGCGGGGCGCGCCGCAGTCGGCGCATGTGGGCACAAGGGCCGTCTTGGTCAGGAGGGCAAGGTCGCTCATTTGACCTCCCGAAGCTCGAGGTTCGGGAACAGCGCGCGGAAGACCGCCTTGCGGATCGTCCAGGCGTCATCGCGATAGCCGCCCTTGACGTCTTCGACGACGTCGGTGCCCTTCTCGACGTCGCGATAGGCGAAGTCAGCGCGATAGCCGAGCCGCCGGCCGTTTTCGTGCGTCACCTGCACGCCGTTGATGGCGAACCAATATTGCGGCTGGACGACCAGATCGGTGATCAGGCCGCCACGCTGAAGCAGATGGAGCGCATTGCACCGCTTCGCTTCGGACCGGCTGTCATGGGTGTGCCCGTGCTGGCATGCGGCCTTGCGCGCGTCGAACTTGTTCTTCAACGGCGCGGCCAGCGCGCCTTCAACCGGGAGCCGAAAAGCGCGGGCGCGCGCGTTACGTCCAGCGAAAAGGCTCTTCTTCGCCATCACGCGCCCTTCGCGATGCGCGCGAGCTCGCCGCGAAGATGCGCGAGCTGTTCGGTGACAAGGCTTTCGAGGCTGGCAATCTCGGCGCGGATCGCGACGATTTCGGGCGCTTCCTTCAGTTCGCCGAAGCCCGCGACGCGGAAGGCGGTGACCATCTCGACGGCGATGCCCGTGGTGCTCGCGATCTTGCCGTCCGACCAGCCCTTGGCATAGCGGCCCGTGTCGCCGTCGAAATGGAGCGACAGAAGCTGGAACATTTCGGCCTGCGCCTTCATGGCGGCGGGCGTCGGGCTGGCAGACATAGGGGCGGGCCTTTCTTTCGGTTTGCGCTGACAGTCGGGGCAGACGTGCGGATCGACGCGCCACCCGGCCTGTTTGAATTTCTTGTCGATCGCTTCGGGCGGCAGCATCGTGCCCATGCTGCGCGTGCCGGCAGTCGGGCAGCGCGAGCATTTGAGCAGGGCGACGAACGTCCCGCCGCCGATGCCGCCCTTGCTTTCGAGCGACCGGCCGCGCAGGCCTTCGCGATAAAGATGCTTCGGCGCGCTCACGGGCGGCCGTCCTTCAGCGCGTAAAGCGCCGCGACGGCCGCATCGGGAACGGCTTTGTTCAGCCCTTTGGCGAAGCGATCGGCCGCGTGGCGGACAGCCTCGCCGGGGTTGATGTTGCACGGCCCTTTGACCTGCACGGCGCGCGCCGCCGGGAAGGCGAGAAACTCGGCGGTGGCGAGGCGCTTGCCGTCTTTGCGGATCGAATAGATGCGGCAGCGCCCGGAAACGACGTCCGGGTAATAGGACGACACGCAATGGTGCATCGCCCGCCCTTCGATGATCAGGGCGCGCAGCGAGCGCAGGGCGTGAAACTGGAAGCCGTCGACCTCGAGTTCCACGGGGAACGCGCGGCCATAATCGATTTCGACGTCCATCCGGCCGTCGTCGACCGTGTCCAACTTCGCATTCTGGATGGCTTCGTGCCAGTCGCGGGTTTCCTGGATCATGCGTTCCCATGACCAGCGCGGATTGAAGCGGGCCTGCTCGGCGATCAGGAAGTCCGCGATTTCGCCGGGCGTCGCCGCATCGGGGCGGATGGCGGGAAGGTCGCGGAAAACATCGTCTTTCGGGAACCGCTTGCCCTTTTCGGCACGGGCGATGGCGAACATGGTCCAGCGCAGGATCGGGCCGTGCTGGTCCGCGCGATGTTGCAGCCGCCGTTCAAGGACGTTCCAAAGCTCGACCAGGTCGTTGAGCCAGAACATGTGTTTGGTCGGGTCGGCGGGGATGGCCTGCGCGATCGATGAAGGATCGACCAGTTCGGTGATCCGCTTCAGCAGGGACCAGGCTCCGGGCCGGATCGCGTTGCCCGACACCGCGCGCAGCTGGTAGGCGACGCGATAGGTGGCCAGCAGGTCGCGCAGCTTGACGCCGCGGTCCATCATCGGTGCGAAGTTCATGGCGACGTAGGCGCGTTCCTGCTTCTTCTCGATCTTGCCGCCATAGGTCGCAGCCAGCGCGAGGATCGGCGCCTGTTCAAGATATTCGACGGCGCGCGGGTGCAACGCGGCGAGCAGCGTTGCCGCCGGGTGGAGCGCCTGATTGACATACAGGCCGACCGCGCGCGCGACCCGCGCTTCGATATCAGGAAAAAGCGCGAATTGACCCTTCAGGCGGCCAGCACGCGCGAGCTCGGGCCCCATCCAGAACAAGGCGGAACCGGGGGCGCCCAAGGCCGGGGTATCGGTCATCACCGGCCGCCCCGCATTTCTTCGCACTTTGACAGCACGCGCTCGCGATGTTCAGCTTGGCGGGTAACGTTGCCGCGGGCGCTGGCGTTCGACCGGCGGGCGGCCGCGCGGTCCAGCAAGCCTTCGGCGGTGATGGCGCGGGCACGCCAACGCGCGGCGGACGACGCTGCCATGATGGCAAGCGCCGCCGCCGCGCCGGCAACTGCCGCGAGGATGAGCGACAGGCCGAGCATGGTTATTCGGGCGTCCCGAACAGCAACGGCAGTTCGGTTTCGACCCGCGCCCGTTCGCAGCTGTCGCGGAAGGCATGATCGAACGCGCGATCCGCGCGCCACAGTTCATACCAGAAGACCAGCCCTTCAGCCGACTTGCGATAGCGAAGCCGGGCCGCGAGGCGATAGAACTGCCCGTTTTTGAAGACCGGGATCGCGATCAGGAACAGGTTGGGCACCTTCAGCGGCGCGCCGCTGCCGTCGACATGCTCCGATGCGAACTGGATTTGCGCTTCGCCCGACGCGAGGTTGACCGCCTCGCTGACATTCGCCTTTTCATAGACCTTCAGCCCGACGGACAGGTCCATCAGGCGCGAGGGACCGGCGATCCGGCCGCCCACGGCGTTGACGAACTTCTGCATATCTTCGGGCAGGCTGTCTTCGCCGTCGATCATGTCGAGCACATCGACGATCCGGTCTTCGAGGAAGGCCGCGAAGTCGATCATCCGCATGGGATTCTTATCCATGTCGGCCCAGGCGTTCCATTCGTCCGACAGCGGAAAGGCGAACATCGACCGGTGCGCGCCGTGGCGCGGCGACGCTTTGTCAATGCCGCCGGCGGGGTGATAGTCGATGATCGCGGTAATCGACGGCCGCTTGCGATCGTCGACCGCGAACAGGACGCTTTCGCTGTCCTTGAAGCGGTTGACGTGCTCGATCAGGCTTTCGATCGTCGTCAGGTTCGCTTGCCCGCGGCGGAAGCGCGGCGCTTCCAGATAGCCGTCGAACAACTCGGGCTTCACCGGATAGACCCGTCCGCCGCTGATGAAGGCCGGGGACTTCGTGTCCGTGACCGGGTCGGTCAGTTCGACAAGTTTGGCGGTGGTATGGTCTTCAACCAGACGCCGCAGCGCCTCGATCGTCGAGCCGGTGCCGGCGCCAACCAGCGCCATCAACGTGGCGGCGGTGTTATCGGTTTCAGGCTTGTCGCCCATGTCTAATTCCTTCCTTTGCTGGGGGCATCAGGCCGTGATGTGTTTCACGGCCCACATGACGGCTTCTTCGATCTTGGTTTTCGCGAGCGCGATTTCGCGGCTGGTCCCGATGCTGTCGAAGAGGGTCCAGAGGGCGAGGCCGTCGTCTTTGACGCGCTGCATCTGCGCCTTTTCGTGATCCGACAGCACGCGGTAAGCGTGGCGCATCACATTATTGATCGTCCGATCATCGGACGTGCTGGCGACCGATTGGCTGGGCGGCTTTTCCATAATGCTTTCCTTTGCTGGGGCGTCAGGCGTCGGTGAAGCCGGGGGTGGAGCCCGACACATCACGGATGCCGAAAAGTTCGCCGTGCCCCGGACGCGAGCGGGACAGGCGGTTGTCGTCGGTCTTCCACATGACTGACTTCGGACGGCGGGCTTCGGGGAGCGCGACCTTGAAGGCCGCCTTGATCTGGGTGACCGAACCTTCCTGTTCGAAGTCCAGGCTGATCGTCACCTTCCCCTTCGCCTTCCCGCCGTTCGACATGGCCGTGGCCGTCAAGGCAGCGGAAAGCCTCTTGATCGCGGCATAGGCGTCAACATCGAACTGACCGTCTTCCAGCGACCGGACGAAATCGCCCAGCGTGTTGCACGCGCCGGGGACATGCCCGCCGTCGGCCGCCTTGGTGGGCTGGTCGAGCGTGACGGGCGCACTCGCAATATCGTTCATGACATACTCCCTTCGGTTCCGCCCCGGCCGTCCGGGGTCGGCGTTTCGTGGTGATCGGTGATCCCCCGAGAGGATCGGGACGCGGTCAGCCCTTCGGCTCGGCCGCGACCAAGGATTTCAGCTTCAGGCGCAGCGTCGCGCTGGCCTGATCAAGTTCGTCGAGTTGCTCGAGCGCGACGGCGACTTCGCCGGCCGTGACGACGCGGTCGCGCAATGCTTCGTTGATGGCCTGCGCGACGTCGCCGAGCTCGGACGTCAGCGTCATCACCGACAGCGCCAGGCCGTCGGCGTCCGCCGGCCCTTCGGGCTGGGGAATGAGGACGAAGCCGAGCAGGCGGGCATAGGCGCGCAGGATATGGGGATGGCCGCTGTTTCCGTGCCCGATGCTTTCGATGGTCACCGCGTCGCGGATCGTAATGCTGTCCCGCTGGTTCGGCGAGCAGCAACGCGACAGCTGGCTATCGGAAATGCCGGTTTCGGCCTCGCACTTCTCAAGGCCGCCCGCCGCCTGGATCGCCTTCTTCGTGGCGGCCGCAAGGATTTGTTCGTCGGTCGACAGGGCTTCGGGGCGGGCCATCAGTGCGCCTTCAGGACGGGGGGGAAAGTGGGTGCCGTTTCCCGGTGACCGGCGCAGGGCGACGCTTCACAATCGGGGCATGACGAACAGGGGGCGGCAATTTGCGCGGCGGGAGCCAAGGGGGGGAGATGGAGCCCCCGCCGCGCGTGCACCCCGTGGCGCGGCGGGGCCGACGCGCGCACGGGAAACTGGATTACAAGGATGCTGCGCGCCGAATGCACGACAGCGGCGCCCATACGGCGGGATTGGCGCAGCCGGCGCCCCTCGCTACCGTGCGGCCCCTCAAGGTCAGCACGAAGGGACGGTTCATGGATATCGACGAAATCCGAATGGGCGCGGAAATCAGCAAGATCAATTTCTTGCTGGAAAACATCTACGCCATCCACATGCGGCAAGCGGGGGTCAGTCATGACACTGTTCCCCAGATTGCCGACGAATTTTGCCGACAGGCGATGCTTCCAGGAACCGCGCCATATGGCAGCGAACCCAGCGAAGCGGACCGCGCAGCGCAGCAAGAAATTGTGGCGCATCGAATTGCGACCTTTTTTGCTGGCGTGCAGGAACGGCTTCGGACCGATCAGACGCGCTGAACGGCACGAATTCCACGCCACGGACGCCGACGATGAAGGGTGCATCAGCCATCTACGCGGCTTCCTTCTGCCGAAGGCCGCAATTGCTCGCGGTGCAGGCGTCGACTTCAGGCTGATCCGCCCGGCGGTCGCAGGTGCCGCAGGTGACGACATTTGCCGCACGCGCTGCGGCGACGTCGGAATTCAGGGCAGCGGCGTCGATCCGGCCGCACGAGAGTTTTTCAATCGCAAGCGCGACAGGGAGCGACGGCGCGGCTTGGCCGCGTTCGATAAGCGACACATTCCCCTTGGACGACAAGCCGATCCGTTTCCCGAACTCTTCAAGAGAAAGTCCGAGTTCGCGGCGAAGGTCTGCGATGGAGAAGGTTTTTGCCATGGCGGTTTTGTTCCAAAAAATGAAACAGAACGCAAGCGCAAAAGTTTCGTTTTTTACAAACGACGGAAAAGCATTGAGTTTCTATAATCGAAACATGAACGGAGCCCCCCACCACGATTGGTATCTGCGGGAATGGCTCGCCACGCTGCGCGTCAAGCAGGCGCGGCTGATGGAACTCACCGACTGGGATAAGAGAAAGACCAGCGAGTTAGTGAACGGAAAGCAGCGTTATAATCGGGACACGGTCAACGAAGCCGCGCACGCGCTGCATATCGCGCCGTTCGAACTTCTAATGCACCCGGAAGATGCAATGGCTCTGCGTCAGCTTCGCAGGGATGCGCTGCGCATCGCGGCCGAACAGCGCCGCGAATATCGGACGCAGCCCGATCTTGACGACTTGCCGGACGGCGATCGGCGGAAAGCAGGCTAGCTTACCAGGGTTCCCAACAGCCGACGCCGCCCACTTGCTCCATTGCTTCGCACGAAAGAACGCTTGTCGAGCCGTCGGTTTCGACGCTCACCAGTTGATCGCCTCCCGCGCAGCTCACTGCGAACATATGCTTGCCGCCGGCCTCACCCTTGTATTCGGATTTGGTGGGCTGGGGACAAGATGCGCCGATCGCGCGTGCCAGTTCGGCCAAGGTGGGCTGGCGAACGCCCTGCGGCAAGCTCGCTGCCGCGACGGGCGGCGCCATATCCGCTATCGGTTCAGCCTCTCGCGACCGCTCAAGCGGGGCAGCTTCGGGTTCGGAACAGGCGGAGAGCATTCCGAGAGAAAAAACGATGGCAACGCGAAACAACATGGCAATTCCCCTTTGCAATCGATTTAGGCCAAAACGCAGCGGATTTTGAGAAGTTTCTATTTTTGGAACTTTCCGCTTGACTATATGTTCCGATTTATGAAACAAAGCTCGCCGCCGGGACGGTCCCGGCCGTGGAGCCCGTCCTATGCAACCTCCCATCGAGCCGATGGCCACCGACGACGGCGAAGTGATCTTCGACCGCGTGCTGGCGCTGATTGCCGCCGTCCTTGTCCTGTCGATCGCCGTGGCGCAGGCCGCGCGCTGGGTGTCGGCATGAGCGGCGAACGGAAAGCCGGGCTGCGTGGCCTTGGCTGGTATCTTCTACCAACTGTGGTCGCGTCTGCGGCGGCGTTCTCCGCCTACTGGGTGTTACAGGTCGACAAAGCCGGAAACGCCCTCTCGGAGCCAAATCAGAAAGACAAGCACGATGGTAACGGCCATCGTGCAAACGATCGCGATGATTGCCACGTCGGTTACTTGGGCAGCGCGCCCGGTGTCCGCGCCAATATACAAGGCCGCAACAAGGGAACCGAAGGCAACAGTGTTGACGTAGCGCAGGACCGGCCTTGCGGCGCGAGCAAGACGCTTAAAAGCGACCATGTCCTGAAAAGCCAGGGCGCAAAGCCCGCCGATGATCGCGAGCGCGACGGTGATCAGAATTCCCATGACGCTATCCCCCCGATTGCCGCCAACGGCCTTCACGATAATGCGCTTCGGTTCGGCGTCAATGAGGCGGTGCTGTGACCGGCGGCGTGCGCACCTTCGACGCCTGCCTGGCGTCCGCCGCCGCGTCGCTCGACGACGACTTCCGCGACATGCTGGACCTTCGTTCGCTGGTCGGAAAGACCGTCCAGTCGATAGACCGCTATCAGTTAGGGTGGCGGATGCGCTTCACCGACGGCACCGTCATTTGCGTGAATGAGTGCCAGACCTTCGACCGTGTCGGCAACTTTGTGAGGGAACCATGATCGACGATGACCGCCGCGCGCGGATTTACGCGCTCAACCTGCTCAATCGTCTCGGGCGCGAGTTCGACCTTGCCACCGTTAACCAGGTCGCGGCCGTGCTGCCGCTGATCGAAGGTGACGTTGCCGACTGGCTGGCTGGCGAAATGGTCGGCACCGCCTCCCGCACGCTCACCGTCGCGGGCGTCCGCGCCGGCAAGCACCGGCCGCCCTTCGAGCTGAAGGGCGACGGCGGCGCCGTCCTGTCGCGTCACCGCGGCGACGGCTCACTGATCGACGCGGCCGATAAGGCTGGCTTGATCGGAGCGGGGGACGAATAATGGGCGCTCGCTTTGGATATGAGAGCACCGCCGGCGGCAAGTCTGTCCTGTGTCTCGACTTCTGGCTGACCGTCGGACGGGGCGAGGGTTATAGCGATCGGCCGTCGGTTAGGGCGACCGCCACCTATCCCAAGCTCGCGCGCAATGAACGGACCATCAATCTGAAGATGGAACTGCCGATCGCGCTTTTCGAAACCCCCAGCATGGTCGCGCGGATCAGGGTCGACGCGCCCGAACAGGTCGTCACCATCGACGCCGAAACGATCGCGGAGGCCGTGCGCGGCGTCATCGGCATGGACGTCGATATTCGCATTGCCGGAAACGACTGATGACCAACGCCCTCATCTTCACCCCCGAAGAAGTTCGCAATCTCGACGCATGGCAAAAGGGTCCGGTCCACCCGTTCACCTGCGCCCAGTGCGAGGGCGGCGTCTCGCTGGTCCCGACGGTGCGGGGCTGGATTTGCCAGTTCTGCGACTATCGGCAGCGCTGGGCTCACCCCTTCATGCTCGACGGCAAGGCGCTTGCGGCGATGGACGCCTTCGTTGCCGAGCTCAAGGCAGCAGCGGTATGACGGCCGACGGTTGGAGCGTTCCCCGGCTCGATGCCAGCTATTCCGATCCCGATTGCGGGTGTCCGGTCGAAGAATGGGTCTATCGAGGGCTGAACTTCATTATTCATTTCGAATACGACGGGTCGATGGAAGCCTTCGTTGATGCCGGAGATTGGGATTTTAGCCTTGCTCTGAAGGCGAGCACGATGGAAGGCGCTCGACAGGAAGCCTTCGCGTGGGCCGATGCGCTGCCCGTCGAAGGCAGCATGAAGCAGGAAGCCGCGTAATGGCTCCCGCCTCGCACACCATCGGCGGCGTCACCATCACGGTTCAAAGCCCGCCCGATCCCGACGTCATCGACTTCGTGAAGGCCCTTGCGCGCGAGAACGCCGCGCGGGATATGGATCTTCTGGTAAAGAAGGCCGCCAACCGCAACACGCCCCATAAAAAGCGGCGGGCGGCCCGGCCGTAATCGGTCCGGGGAACGGCCATGCGCACTGTCATCTATGCCCGCTTTTCGAGCGCGCTTCAGAATAGCCGGTCGATTGAAGACCAGGTCAGGATTTGCCGCGAACGGTGCGAGCGCGAAGGCTGGGAACTGGTCGCCGAGCCGTTTACCGATTATGCCATCCATGGCGCCGCCGGCATCGATGAAAACGCCCGTCCCGGCCTGGGTGCGATGCTGCGCCGGGTCGAGGAAGGCGGCGTCGATCAGGTGCTTGCCGAAGCCACCGATCGCATCGCGCGGCATCAGGGCGACGCCTTCACGATCCGCGAGCGCATCAACTTCGCCGGCGCCCGCCTGTTCACCCTGTCGGACGGCGAGGTCACCGACATTATTGCCACCGTGCGCGGGCTCACCGACGCCCAGTTCCGCAAGGACAACCGCGCGAAGATCAAGCGCGGGCAGCGCGGCACGCTCGAGCAGGGGCGTAGCCCCGGCGGCAAGGCCTACGGCTATCGTCTGGCGAACATCATTGATCCCGACACCGGCCGCGCGATCCGGGGGCTGCGCGAGGTCGACGACGCCCAGGCTGAAGTCGTTCGCCGCATTTTCGCCGAATATGCCGCCGGGCAATCCGCTCGTGCCATCGCGGCGCGCTTGAACGAAGACCGCATCCCCGGTCCGCGCGGCGGCGTATGGCGCCAATCGACGATCCAGGGCGACCGGCAGCGGTCGAACGGAATGCTTCAGAACCGCATCTATATCGGCAAGCTGGTCCACGATCGCACCGAAAAGGTGCTCAACCCGAAGACGCGCAAGCACCTGATCCGGCCGAACGATCCTGAAACATGGGTAGAGGCCGACGCTCCGCATCTGCGCATCATCGACGACGCGACCTTCGCCACGGTGCAGGAACGGCGTCAGCAATATTCGACGCACCGGCCCGAACGATCGCGCCGGCCGAAGCATATTCTGTCCGGGCTCGCATTCTGTGGCGTTTGTGGCGGCGCCTGGACGGTGCGCGGCGGTGAATATTGGGGCTGCGGCCGCCATCGCGAAAGCGGCGCAGCCGTCTGTTCGAACAATCGGACCGTCCGGTCGGACACGATGGCCGAACGGGTCGAGCACGGACTTACCAGTCAGCTTTTGCACCCGGACGCGATCGAAGCCTATGTCCGCGAATATCATCAGGCGGCGGCGAAGAAGGCGAAGTCGATCGCCCGTGACGCCGATCGGCTGAAGCGCGCCCAGCGTGAAGCCACCGCGAAGATTGATCGCCTTGTCGACGCCATCGCAAAGGGCGTCGATCTGGTTGAGGTTCGCGAGGCGCTCGACAAGGCCCGCACCGAACGCGACCAGTTGGCGGCCGATATCGCCGATATGGAAAGCTTGCCGGTGATCGCGCTGCATCCCACGGCCGCTGCCGACTATCGGCGCGAAGTCGAACACCTGTTCGCGACGCTCGCCAGCGATCCCGGTCGCCATGTCGAGAGCATTCCGAAGCTGCGCGGGCTGATCGGCCGTATCGACGTCTATCCCGCCGACACTGGCCGCGGGACACGGATCGAGGTCACCGCTCGCATGAACGCCATGCTGGCCTTGGCGACTGGCCAGCCCGTTCCGCAAGAAATTGCGATAACGGGTGAGCGGGTGAAGGGAATCGAACCCTCGTCGTAA